GAACACGTCGTCTCAGAATAAATTTCGGGCGATGGGCCCCAGGCTGGTCACGCTGCGTGAACGAGGGGGTGAAATCGTGCTCTCGTTCCTGCTCAGGCGCCTGCGGGTACACCGTCGATCCGACCAGGCCCGACGCCGACGCCCCTACTGCGGGTGCGGTCGGCGTCACCTCGGGCCGCGCTGACCTGCAGGAGGTGACGCGCCATGGGACGCACCGCCCAGCCCGCCGCCCTGAAGCTCATCGGCGGCCGCGGCAACGGCACCGACTCCGGCGGCCGCAAGGTCAACCCGGGGCCGGCCTTCCGCCGCATCGCACCGAACCCGCCGACGTGGATGAGCGCGGAGGCGAAGGCCGAGTGGCGCCGGGTGACTCCCGGCCTGCAGCGCCTGGACCTCCTCAAGGAGGAGGACCGCGCGGTCCTCGCCGCGTACTGCGAGACGTGGTCACAGTTCGTCACCGCCACTCGCACGGTCACCCGCGAGGGCATCACCGCCGAGGTCACGACCATCAGCGCCTCCGGCAGCGAGACCACGCGCACCGTGCCGCACCCAGCCGTGGCGATCGCCCGGTCCGCCGGCCGCGAGCTCCGGGCCATGGCTGTTCAGTTCGGCCTGACCCCCTCGAGCGAGCAGGCCCTCGCGAGAGGGGCCGACGATGGCGAGGACGACAACCCCTTCGCGTAGCGCACGCAAGCCCGGCAAGGCGAAGGCCGCGCCGCGCGTCGACACGGTGGAAATGCCGGACCAGGAGACGCTGGACCGGCTGAAGCTCTCCCCCGAGGTCGGCTGGTTCCTGGCCTCACGCGGAATCCCGCTGCCGGACTGCCCGCCGCTGCACAAGACCCCCGAACCGCGCGACGAGCCGGGCGCCCTGTTCGACCCGGCGCGCGTCGACAAGGTCATCAAGGCCTTCTCCAAACTGCGGCACACCAAGGGCCAGTGGGCGGGCAAGCCGCTCAAGCCGGACCCGTGGCAGGTCGCGTACGTGATCGCGCCCGTCTTCGGATGGGTGCACTGGGACGACGACGCCGACGGCTACGTCCGGATCATCTCCGAGCTGTACGTGGACGTCCCGCGCAAGAACGGGAAGTCGACGCTCTGCGGCGGTATCGCGATCTACATGACGTGCGCGGACGATGAGCCCGGCGCTGAAGTCCTTGCCGCGGCGACGACCAAGGACCAGGCCCGCTTCGTCTTCGACCCGATCCGGAATCTGTGCGACAAGGCGCCCGCGCTCAAGGGACACGTCAAGCCGCTCAGGGACAAGATCGTCCACCCGAAGAGCGGCTCGTACTTCCAGGTCATCTCGAACGTCGCGGACGCCCAGCACGGTGCGAACCTGCACTGCTACATCTGCGACGAGCTGCACATCCACAAGACGCCGGACATGCTCGAGACCCTCGAGACCGGCACCGGCTCCCGCCGTCAGCCGCTCGGCGTGGTCATCACCACCGCCGACACCGGCAGACGCGAGACCCCGTACGACAACAAGCGCCGGCGTATCGAGCAGCTGGCGCGCGGAGTCCTGCACGACCCGTCCGTGTACGGCGTCATCTTCGCGGCGCCGGAGGGCGCCGACCCGCACGCCGAGGAGACCTGGCGGGCGGCCAACCCCGGATTCGGGATCTCACCCACCCGCTCCTATCTGGTGAAGGCCTCGCGCAAGGCGGAGTCGTCCCCGACCGAGCTGGCCTCGTACCTGCGGCTCAACCTCGGGATCCGGACGCGGCCGGACGGCAAGTACCTGCGGATCGAGGACTGGGACCGCAACGCGGGAATGGTCGACGAGACCGCGCTGCACGGCCGGGAGACCTGGGGCGGCCTGGACCTCGCCGCAACGTCCGACCTGTGCGCGCTCGCCTGGCTGTTCCCGAACGACGAGGACGGCACGCTCGACGCCGTCTGGAGGTTCTGGACGCCGGAGGACAACCTCGCGGCCCTGGACAAGCGGACAGCCAAGGCCGCGAGCCGATGGGTGAAAGAGGGGTGGCTGACCAAGACCCCCGGCAACGTCGCCGACTACGACTGGATCAAGGACCAGATCAAGAAGGACCGCGACGTGTTCCGCGTCCGGTCGATCGGCTACGACCCGTGGAACGCGAGCCAGTTGACCAACGACTTGGTCAGCGAGCGGGCGCCGATGGTCAAGGTGAGGCAGGGCTTCCAGACCATGAGCCCGGTCCTCAAGGAGACCCAGCGTCTGATCAAACGCGGGACTCCGGAGAGGACGGTGCTGCGCCACGGCGGCAATCCGATCGTGCGCTGGTGCGTCGACAACATGGCCGTGGTCCAGGATCCGGCGGGCAACGTGAAGCCGGACAAGGCGAATTCCGGCGACAAGATCGACGGCGTGTCCGCGCTGCTGACCGCCATGTCCGAGGTCCTCGCCAGGCCCCCGCGCCGCAAAAGCCGGTACGCGGGCGAAGACGAAATCATGGTCGTGTAGCGGCCGGAAGCGGGAGGCTGCTGTGTTCGCGTGGCGCCGTACAGCGGTGCGTAAGAGGGTCGTCGTCAACCTCGCCGACAAGGCGTTCACCGGGATCCTGTGGGCCAAGCGCGGCCCGCTCCTGATCCTGCGCAACGCGGAACTCCTCGAGGCCGGCCGCCCCGCGCAGCCCGTCGACGGCGAGGTCGTCGTCGAGCGGTCGAAGGTGGAGTTCACCCAGGTCCTCGCGGGCGGGGGTGACTGATGGCGTTCGTGGTCAGCTCCGGTGAACTCTCCACCACCGGAGCCGGGGTCCTCCCCACGTACGCGGCGATGTCGCTGCGGGCCGCGCCGTGGGAGTACGAGACGATCTGGCGCACCCAGCCCCAGGTCCGCACCGTCATCGGGTTCATCGCCAGGAACATTGCCCAGCTCGGCGTCCACGTCTTCCGGCGGGTGAGCGACACCGACCGCGAGCGGCTGCGCGACCACCCCCTCGCCCAGCTGCTTGCCGAGCCGCTGCCGGGTATGACGCAGTACCGGTTCATCGAGCGGCTCGTGTCCGACCTCTGCCTCTACGACAACTGGTACGGGATCAAGCTGAAGCTCGACGGCAGGCTGCGGATCCTGCCCGTGCCGCCCACGCTGATCCGCCCGTACGGCGGGAACTGGATCCGCCCTGACCACTACGAGACAGCGGGCGGCAGGGAGTTCGGGGTGGACGAGGTGGTCCATATCCACGGCTACTCGCCGACCGACCTGACCTACGGCGAGTCCCCGATCGAGGCTCTGCGGGATCTGATCCTGGAGTCGGCCGAGGCGACCAAGCAGCGCAAGGCCATGTGGAAAGGCGGGGCCCGCCTGACCGGTGTCCTCGTCCGGCCGGCCGACGCACCGGACTGGGACGGGAAGGACAAGGCGCGCTTCCGCGAGATGTGGCGGACGTTCTCCTCCGGCGGCGGCGCCGAGGGCGGCACGCCGATCCTCGAGGACGGCATGGACTACAAGCCGGTCGGCTTCAACCCCGAGCAGGCCCAGTACATCGAGGCGCGCAAGCTGACGCGCGAGGAGTGCGCGGCCGCGTACTTCATCCCGCCGCCGCTGATCGGGATCCTCGACCACGCCACCTACAGCAACATCAAGGAGCAGCACGCCCACCTGTACCAGGACACGCTCGGCCCCTGGACGGTGAGCACGCCGCAGGAGTTCGAGGCGCAGATCCTTCCCGACCTCCCGGGCGACAACCGGGACGTGTACTGCGAGTTCAACGTCGAGGCGAAGATGCGCGGCGACTTCGAGTCGCAGGCCGCCGCCGCGTCGACCGCGACGGGCGGGCCGTGGATGACACGCAACGAGATCCGGGCGCGGAACAACCTGCCGGCTGTCGAGGGCGGGGACGAGCTGATCGTCCCGATGAACGTCACCGAGGGCGGCCTGGCCAGTCCCCGGGACACCGCCCCCGAGCCGGGAGACGCGGCGCCCAAGGCGCGCGGCCTGCCGCGTACGAAGGCAAGCGGCAGGCCCTCGACCATCGGCAGCTTCGCATCCGAACGGGACGCCCTCGAGAAGACCCTCGTCCGCTTCACCGAGCGGCAGGCCGACGCGCTGCTGACGGCGGCCGGCGCGAAGGCTGACACGGACGGGATGCCGGACCTGCTCGCGCTCTGGGCGCAAGGGTCGGAGGACCGGATCGCGCAGCTGCAGGCGCTCCTCGCCCACCACGGGTTCCGGCTCGCGCAGGTCGGCGCGTGGGAAGTCCTGGACGTCCACAACCCGGAGGCCGAGGACTGGTCGGCCGATGTGATGCTCGCCTGGATCCTCGCTGCTTCTGAGACGCATGCGGCACAGCACGAGGAGGCCGGGAGAGAGGCCGTCGCCACGGTGCAGGAGGAGGGCGGCGACGGCTGGCGGGAGGCCCTGCAGTCGGCCGCGGGCGCGTGGGGCACCGCGGCCGCTGCACGGGCCCTGACCGCCTCCACCGAGCTCCGCAGCTTCGGCGGGCACGACGCGGCCGGCGCGAGCGGGCTGACGAAGAAGATCTGGCGCACCGGCGGCACCAACCCGCGCGCCTCGCACAAGGCGCAGAACGGCGAGCAGGTCTCGCTGGATGACGTGTTCTCCAACGGCCTGCGCTGGCCCGGGGACGGCAAGGGCGAGACGAAGGAGCTCGTCAACTGCAACTGCAGCCTCGACTACGCCAAGCAGAAGGAGGACTGACGTGGACTCCGGTGGCCTTCAGGCGAACGAGGGGCTGCAGCCCCTGAGCGAGCTCCGCGGCTCCGGTCTGCTGTGGCTGATCAACCGCGTCGTGTTCCACCCGCGCGGTCTGGCCCTCGCCCTGTACCAGGAGGAGGACGGCGAGATCACCGGATGGCAGCTGATCGCCGCCGGCGAGGGTGAGCCCTTCTCCTTCACGAACCGCGACGACGAGACCGGTTACCGGCGAGCTGAGGCGACCTTGCGCGCGGCTCTCACGAGGAAGGAGCACTGACGTGCGCACGATGGAAGTGACCGCCAAGGTCAAGGCGGCGGGCGTCGCCGACGGCCTGGCCGAGGGGCAGTTCATCGCCCTCGTCAGCGTGTTCAACAACGAGGACACCTACGGCGACGTCGTACGGCCGGGCGCGTTCACCCAGACTCTCGCCGACTGGGCGGCCAAGGGCGACGACGTCCCCGTCATCTGGGCCCACCAGTGGTCCGACCCGTTCGCCCACATCGGCCACGTCGTCAAGGCCACCGAGACCCTGCAGGGCTTGGAGGTCACCGGGCAGATCGACGACCTCGAGGAGAACGAGACCGCCGCCCAGGTATACCGCCTGTTGAAGGGCCGGAGGGTCACCCAGTTCAGCTTCGCCTACGACGTCCCCAACGGGGGCGGGGCGTGGGTGAAGGACGACGACCACCGATGGGGCGGTTACTACGAGCTCCGCCAGCTCGACCTTCACGAGGTCGGCCCGTGCCTGCTCGGCGTGAACCGCGAGACCGAGCTGCTCGCCGCGAAGGCCCAGAGCCTCGCCGTCGGCGCGAAGGCCGGCCGCGTCCTGTCCCAGAAGAATTTCGACTCCCTCACCTCGGCGTACAACGCCATCGGTGAGGTCCTGGCCGCCGCCGAGCCTGAGAAGGCCCGGCACCCGGCCGCCCCGAAGAACACCCCCGAGGAGACCGGCCAGCCCGGCTCTGCGGCGGCCAGCGGCACCACACCGCCCGCCCAGCCCCAGGAGCCCGCGCCCGCCAAGGCGACCCCGGAGACCACCCCCAGCACGACCGAGGACGAGACCACGCCGGACCCCCGCGAAGCATCCTCCGAGGATGCCGCCAAGGCCGGTGCCGACTCCCTCCGTCTGCGTTCCGACCTCGAGCTCCTGGAGCTCGAGGTCTCGCTCACGGAATGAGGAGACAATGGCCAAGACGATCAAGGAACTGATCGAAGAGGCGAAGCACCACCTGCTCAAGGCGCGGGAGATCACCGAGAAGGCTGAGAAGGACGGTGACCGCAACTTCACCGCGGACGAGTCCGCGCAACTGCGCGAGCACATGTCCAAGGCGACCGCGGCCAAGGCCGCGATCGAGGAGCTCAAGGGCAATCAGGAGCTCAAGGACACACTCGCCGCTCTCGGCGACGACATCGCCCTGAACGCCAAGACCGACGAGAACGGGCACCGGCAGACCGCGTCCGGGTTCCACCTGCCGGACAAGGCCAAGTCCCTCGGTACGCAGTTCACCGAGTCGGCCGAGTACAAGGGCCTGATGGCTCAGGCGCCGAACGGGCAGTTCGCGAAGAGCCAGCGTGTGCAGTCGGAGATGGTGGGCTTCAAGTCGCTGGTCACCGGCGGCTCCGACACCTCCGGCGGCGCCCTCGTCCAGAACGACTACCGCGGCCTGGCCGTCGGGCTGGACGTGTTCCAGCGGCCTCTGCGGCTGCGGGACGTCGTCACCCCCGGCACCACGACCTCGGACACGGTGGAGTACGTGCGCGTCACCTCGGTGACGAACAACGCCGCGCCCGTGGCCGAGGCGACGACCGCGGCCGCGCCGACCGCGCCGGAGAGCGCGGGCGCCCTGGTGAACGCGGCGGGCGGCGGCTACAAGCCGGAGTCCGGTCTCGCGCTGGCGAAGATCACCGCAGCGGTCAAGACGATCGCGCACTGGATGCCGGCCACCAAGCGGGCCCTGTCCGACGCCGCCCAGATCCGCACCCTCATCGACGCCTTCCTCCTGTACGGGCTGGAGGAGGAGCTCGAGGATCAGATGATCCAGGGCGACAACACGGGCGAGAACTTCGAGGGCCTGGCCACCGTGTCCGGCGTCCAGTCGCAGGCCTGGGACACCGACCTGCTCACGACGACCCGTAAGGCCAAGACCAAGGTCCGCACGGTGGGCCGGTCCTTCGCCAACGCCTACCTGTTTAACCCGGCCGACCTCGAGACCCTGGACCTCCTGCAGGACAACGAGGCCCGCTACTACTTCGGCGGCCCGTCCGGCGCGGGCATGGCCCAGCCGCTGTGGAGCCTGCCGGTCATCGAGACCGAGGCCGTCCCGGCCGGCACCGGCTACGTCGGCGACTTCCGCAAGGCCGTCCTGTGGGACCGGGAGCAGGCCACCATCCAGGTCACCGACTCCCACCTGGACTTCTTCGTCCGCAACCTCGTCGCGATCCTCGCCGAGATGCGCGCCGCGTTCGGTGTCATCCAGCCGTCCGCGTTCGTCGAGATCGACCTGACCGCCTGATAGGAGGCTGAACCCATGGCGTACCTCGACCCCGCAGGGGGCAGGGCCCGCGAGGGCAAGCAGACCGCCGCCGTCACCAACGCCGCAGCCGCGACCGCTTCGGCGGCCGCCGGCGCGACCCCGACGAAGGCGGAGTTCGACGCGCTCCTGGCCGACTGCAACGCGCTGCGCACCAAGCTGAACGCGCTGCTCGCGGCCATGCGGACGTCTGGCCAACTGGCGTCGTGACGCTGTTCACCCACCGCAACGCCGGAGGGCGGTGCCCGTGCGGAGCGAAGGATGCGACGTGCGGGCCGCCCTCCGATGTGGTGCCGGTGGACCAACGCATCGAGGAGGTGGCCGCGGTGAGCGGTCCGCTGAAGAAGTACCGGGTCAAGCGCGGCGGTGTGGAGACCGTGATGAAGCTGAACGACGCGGACGCCAAGCGGCTCGGCGTAGGGGCGGGCGACGTCGTTGGGGCGGCGTCGAGCATCCCGGTCGTCGAGCCGGTCGGCGAGACCGACGGAGGCGGTGACGGCGATGGCTCTGCTGACGACTCCGCCGCCCCCCAGACCGTGGCCGCTGCTGATGCCGGCGCGGGGGCGGAGCCGGTGCAGCCGGCTGCGGACTCCGGCGGTGACAGCCCGTCGTCGGGAGACGCGCAGGCTGCGGCGGATCCGGGCGATCAGAAGGAGGAAGCGGTGAGCGAGACCGGCGACGGCCAGGCGGCCGCCGAACCGTCCGACGCCGGGGATCCCCCGGCCGCCAAGGCGCCCGCCCGGGCGCCGGCGAAGAAGACGACCGCCAAGAAGCAGACGGCGTCCGCGAACAAGGCCCGTACGGCGGCGGCCAACAAGGCCGAGAGCGGTGGCTGAGACGTTCCTCGCCGACCCGGCCGAGCTGGCGGTGAAGCTCGGCCGGTCGGAGGACGACCCGAAGCTGCTGTTCGCGCTGCGGGCCGCGTCGCGCCGCTTCCGCGGGCAGGTCGGGCACCAGGTCTATCCGGTCACCGAGGACGAGTCGGTGACGCTGGACGGCAACGGGCGCGAGTCGCTGCTGCTGCCGGTGTGGCCCACTGTCGCGGTGACGACGGTGGTCCTCGAGGGCGTCACCCTCGTCGAGGGCACCGACTACGACTGGTCGGAGGCAGGCATCCTGCGGCGCCTCGGATGCAGGGTGTGGCCCAACAAGCTGCGCTGCCTGCAGGTGGTCTACAGCCACGGCTCAGCCGAACGCCCCGAGGACGTCGCCGAGGTGGTCACTGAGCGGGCCGAGGCCGCGTTCACGATCCCCGTCGGAGTCCAGTCCAAGGCGGTCGGCGGGCAGTCGGTGACGTTCGGCGCGCAGGCCGCCTCGGGGTCGACCGAGGCCTGGACGAAGTGCGTCGCCCGGCACGCGGTCCGTGCGTCCTCCGACGTGTGAGGAAGGGGGCACCGGTGTTCTTCTTCGACTCGGTCGTCCGCGTGCGCGCGGGCACCCGCACGGACCGGGGCGGCAACACGGTCAGGAACTGGAGCGCCGGCGCGGTGTCGCGGCTGACGGTCGGGCAGCTGAACATCCAGCCCACCAGCCAGACCGAGAGCGCCGATGCCACGCGTACGGCGGTAGTGACCGGGTGGCGGGTGCAGTCCGAGGA